TTCTGCCCAACGGCCTTCTAATAGAGTTTGTGACATTTAAGTCTCCTTAGTTAAAAAAATTACAGCCCTGCCAGACGCTTGATAGCGATCACATTGCTGTTGTCAACACTGTCTTCGTCTTGACGAGGGGCAGTTTTATTACCAGTGACTTCTGACACATTTTCTGAAATTACCTGGCGGGCTTTCACAGACTTGCCTTCAGCTAATACTGCTGGTAGATACTTTTCAAAAGCGTTCTTCAGACGGGGTGTCTGCACACTTTCGAGTAAATTACGCATCACTTCACGCTTTTCCTCGTTAAGAGGAGAGAGCAGGTCGTCCAAGGTGCTTTCACGCACATTGGATTCACGGATGATTCGTATTTCACGTTCCTTGGACTCAACAAGAACTTTTGCTTTCCTGCCGAGTTTGATGGCTTCTGACAGTTGATTTTCTCTGGCAGCGATGATGTTTTGCAACTTGCGGACTTCGGCTTTCTCATTGAGATGAGTAGCACCAAATTCAGCGGCATACGCTTCAAAAATACGACGACCAAAATTGTTCTCGCGAGCAATTTTAACATCTTCGTGTAACTGTGTAAGTTCAGCCTTGAGATGATGGCTAACAGCTTGACTCATTTTAGAGGCACTTTCTTTTACGAAACGTGTCTTGAGACGCTCCAACTGGCCACGTGCTTCACGCACCAAACGCACTTTGGTTTCCACCACGTCACGTTTATCTGTAGCAAATTCTTGTATCTCACGAGCCAGGGCATGCACCATGAAGCCTTCTAGTTTTTCTAGTCCTTCATTGTGCTGCTTGCGGTCTTTACGCAGTTCGCTGATTTCTTCGGCCAATTTAGTCACCATAAAGTTGTTGAACTTTCCGGCGCTTTCTTTCATCTTGGTCTGGAACTTCACGCGATCTTCACGTAGAGCAGCTTTCTCTTGAGCAAACTCAGCGAGTTCACCGGCGAGACCGTCTGTCATCATCTTGTCTAAGGCTTCAACCATCACTGTCTTGTCGTGCTCATAGCGTTGTGCGAACTCTTCACGTAGTTCGGCTCTGACCTGTTCACGTGCTTCTGTCAGTTTTGATTCCCAAGCTTCGTTGAGTTCTTGGCTGACGTCTTCTGTGATCAGGCCGCTATCTAGCAATGGTTTGATTGCATCTAGCATGCTTTACTCCTTAATTTTGAGATCCTTGATAAGGCGTTTTACTTCCTCACGCAAGTATCTCTGTACCTTGTTGTTTGTCCCTGCTTCTTTGGCAATCTCCATGACTTTATGACCATACTTCATGTTACGAAGTCCTTCATAAATTGCTCGGGGATATGCATGCGGAGCACTGGGCTGAGCAACAATATCTACAGTGACGATTTCAAAGTCACTGACATGTCCGTTGCCTTCGTTCACGTTTCCGGAACCACGGCTCGAAACTCCTAGTTTTACACCCGAATCCAACATGGTCTTGACCAATTGGCCCATGGGTGTGGGTAAAATTCTCAACTTGCCATATCCTGCAGGACCATCCATCCACATCTTGTCGATGCAATGACTTACTCTGTCCAAGTTGATTTTCAAATCTTCTGGGTGATCCACTTCACCCAACACTGAATAACCACCACGCAACTGCTCATTGATACTTTGAACGGCTTTACCAATTTCATTCACAGGGTAAACACGTTCGTTAGCGTTCTTTACTCCGCCTTCAATACAGATACCTTCCATGTACAATGTCTTGCCTTGGCCGTCAGGACCATCTTCAACCAAGACTTTGATCTTGGCTTGATTGAAGTTTAGATGTTCCTGTAAGTATTTCATTGCAGATTACTTGCCTTTAGGAAAAGGTGTGCGTGTGTTTACACCAGCAGCTTGACCCAAGTGTGGCTTGGTAGCTGGCTTGAGATTTTGTGTGCCTTGTGCTGGTGAGTTACCAACATTACCAATCATATCTTTGGCAGTAGGATTAGGACGACCTTTTGCAGTATCACCAGTCATTTTAACTGGGTGGCCTTCCATGCCAGCTTGTCCACTATTGAACGCAGTGATAGACTTGGTGTTGGTTCCAGCTGGTTCTGAAGTCACTGGTTTTGGAGCAGCTTTGAGCGTGATGTTTTCCATCATGCCTTCTGTTCCTATTTCGTCAAAATCAACTTCTTCGTCGTCCATGCCATCATCTTCCATGCCTGCATCGTCACCCATACCGCCGCCCATCATGTCTTCAAATTGAGCCATGAGTTCGTCTAACTTGTCTGACAGATCCATCACATCGCTTTTGCTGGCAGTTTCATCGTCTCCCATGTCATGGTCGTGTTCCATGTCTTTGGTAAAATCTTCGCCGTCTTCTTCAGCTTCGTCGTCAAACTCAACATCGTCTTCGTCGTCGTTTTCCATCATGCCTTCTTCTTCGGCTTGAACATCGTCGATCATGTCACCAGATTGGCTTCCGCCCATCATGTCGTCGCCTTCTTCCATTGGAGGATTACCGTCAGTCATTGGAGGCTCTTCGCCCATTGCATTGTCTTCCTGCATGAGATTTTCATAGATCTGACGGCTTTTTGATACCACGATCTGATGAAAAAGTTCTTTGGCTTTTGCGTCTTCGTCGTTGATCACATACTCAATCAACTGTTCAAACTGGTTTTTGCTCATTTAAATGGCTCCTATAGGTATTCGTTAATTTTGCCACCCGGCAAAATCTATACCTATATTTACGATTTAAGAGAAAAAGACGCTGTTTATGACAGTTTTTTTGCCAATTTAGGCAGCTATATTACATTGCCGGAGCGGCTGGAGGTGCGTATTGGGTGCGAATATCTTTTAGCTTTTCGTTGTATTCAAAAGTTCTGGTATCATTCATTTTTCGCAATTTGTTCAATTGCATGAGTGTGAGCTTGGTCTTGCGTAGCTGGCCAAGTTGAGGCTGTGTGTTATCAGCAGCCACATCCTGATATGCACTGGGACTACGTTCATAAAGCTCATTGAGGATCATGAGATATTTATGCCCCAGGTGCTGCTGGAGCGGCCGGTGGTTGTGCCGCCGGGGTTGATCCTATGGTGCCTCCGGGTGCAGCACCTGGTTCGGCGCCTGCTGGAGCAAGATTGCCCATCTCTTGACCCATGGCCACATCGCTTTCCAGCCCAGCAGGTGTGATACCCACTGAACGCAGATCCTGTCCTTGTGATGTTTCCATTTCGGGCGTTGAGCGTTCTTCTTTCCACAACTTGGAATTTTGTTGGATTTCGTCTTCTGTCAGTCCCAAGAAACGCTCTAGCAAGAATCTCTTGCTCAGGTAAGGCAGTGGTTCTAACGATGTGAACGCTGTGATACGAGTGGTATCCAGCTCGGCCTGACGATAACTGGCAAAGTTCTGCGGTGGATTGAACTTGATCTGGAACAGGCCAGCGTCAATGTTGAACCCTCTCCAGCGCATGAACATCTTGAATTCGTCATCCAACTTCTGCACGATCAAGGCTTGTAGTCGCTCACAATACTGATTGAATCTGTACTCTTGTATTAGTGCTGTTCCTACTTTGCCGTCTGTTAAAGCACGGTCGGAATCGTCTGGACCAGTGGGCAGATAGCTTGATGGCACACGCAGGCCACGAGCCATTTTGTTGTTAAAATACTTTAAATCGTCAATTTCACCTAGGTTTTGCCCGCCTTGCAGCATCTCTACTGAACTGCCACGACCGTCTGCACCTACTGGAAAGAAGAAGTCTTCATTGATTGAGAGTGGATTATAACTGCTATCCATGATGTTCTGACCGCCGCCACCGTATGTGGGAATTCTGCGTTGATGCATTTCATTCTTCACACGCTCCACAAACGCCATGGCCATATGGCTGGGCATGTTGCCCACGTCAATCTTGAACATTCTACGCTCGGGCGCACGCTGCACTCTGTAGATCAACATGGCATCTTCCAACAGTTCTTTCTGTTTGAATACTTTAAAGATGTTTTCCAAGATTGATTTACCAAATGGCCAGAATGTGTCTAATCCTTCGTTAAGACTCATATGAACCACATGTTTAGCATCAATACAGGTTTCATTCACAGCACGGTTGAATCGGCTCACACCGCTCATGGCTGAACTGGGTGCTGTGTAACCGCCGCCCTGCATGCTGCCGCCAATGCCGCCTGCTCCGCCTGAACTTGGGTTGACCATGAAGTCAGTGGTGGTCTTGGCTGCCACAGTCAAGTTCTGGAAGTTGGGGTTGATGTCACGAATGATGTATTGTTCCGGGCGTTTGCCTTCGTTTTCGTTCACGATCACACGCACCACTTTGCTCATGTCCACCCAGTACATTTCAAATGTTTCTGGATCTCGCACAAACACCTGATCACCGTACTTGATGGTGTTGCGGAACAGTTTGAATATGCGTTGATCCAGCTTGTTCAGCTTGACCCATTGCTGCATCTGTTTGCGGATGATCTCAATTTCATGATCTGTAGGGTCGTCGTTGTAGGTTATGTCAAACGGTGTGTCGTTTTGTTCGTTCAGCTGTGTGGAGAATTCAGCGATGATGTCCAAGCATGCGTTCACTTCCGAATCCGCGTCCATGTTTTCATACTGATTGTAGCGTTCAATACGGTTGGGATGCCCAGAGTATACTTCTGGCAATCGGCTGGCATAGTTGCGGAAACTGAAATCTGCATCTGCTTGATTGTTTCGTCTTCCGTCGTTTTTGGGATATCCAGGCAATCCCTGATCTCTTCCACCCGCGATTGGGCTCATCTGTCCAGATAGATCTGCTACCTTGAAATACTTTTTCCAGCCTTGTTTTGGTTCTGCCATAGTGTGTTATTTATTGCTATGCATTGTATGTGGCACGTAAAGTCTTGTCTTGGATACCCACACCTCTACGCATGATATCAATGAGATCATCCAATTTTTGTGACACCAACACATTGGCTGCGATCAATTCTGAATCACGCGGAGTTGTTGTTGATTCCGTTTTTGTTTCACGTGCTGCTGTAACCCCTGCTGTGACAATTTGATTCATCATGTCAGGATCCAGACTGGATCGATAAGACGTGGGCATTTGGGGAAATCCAATATTGTCAACCGACGCTATGTTCACATACCCTCGATTCACAGTGGCTGCCAGTACATCTGATGTTGTTGAAAGAGAACTGATACTACCTGGCACTGCTCTATTTCTTCTTTGATCTGCTGGAGCCACTGGTGTAGAATCACCGCCAGGCACTGTTCTATCTCTTCTTTGATCTGCTGGTGCTACTGGTGTAGAATCATTGCCTGGAACAGCACGAGGTCTATTTCTATTTCTAGCTTCGGCATCTGCGGCTGCATCCGCTGCCATCGCTGCGTCGGTATCCCTTTGTCTGGGTGACATTTGCCGCAACATGTCTTTGATCATTCGCACACCCTCTTCTCCAATGCGTGTGGCGCCTGCTTGTGCCTTGCCCAGAGATTTTTCAACTTCCGCGACAAAATCTGCCACTGATCCTGGTCCTGTTTGTGCCGCTCGTTCAATTTCTGAACTGCTCAAACCAGGAAACTTCAAATTTGAGTCGTATCCTGGTCGGCCAAAACCGCCGCCGGACTGCTGATTTATTTCAGCAGCAGTTCTTGGGCGTGTACCAGGTAAAATTTCGGTAACATCTCTTATTTTGCCTGCCAGAACACCCATAAAGTAAGTGGCTGGCAGTATGCCTTTGTTTGACATGTCAGTGAGGTTTGTAGTGGCCTCGCGTTGTTTCTGGATCAGTTCTACCATGGCTGCCACAGTCTCACCTGTGGATTTTGTTTGTGCGTCTTGTTGTTCTTTAGCAGCCTGAGCTGATGTGGTTGGTGTTCTTCCAGCCGCAACCGCTGCGGCATCGCGGGCCATTTGCCCGGCTAAATTTTGTTCAAGACCCATGGTTTGAGCAAAGTTGAATCCCCCAGATTTACCCCCGGCCTGGACCAGGTTGCCCATGATATCGGTGAATCGCGTGGTCTCTTGGCCCATCATGGTCATTATGTCTTCTTTGGTTGCTGTACCTCCTCGATTCATTTCAGCAATCATCCTGAAAGCTTCTGGCATCTGCATCAACAACTTCTGACCTTCTGGAGTTTGTGCTCCAAACTGCCCCATGGTGTACATGGCTCCTTTTTCAGCTTCGTCTCCGCCGTATTTCTTCACCAGTGCCAATAAGTCATTTTGCTGTTTTATCGTTGCCTCCATAGCTGCCCCTTCGGCACCACCACGTTGCACCACTTTGTATTGTTCACGACGCATGAGAGCAAATTTTTCATCATTCATGCGAGCTTCTTGCTCTTTCTGCAACACATCGGCATTTTTACCGGTCAGCTTGCTGAGTATATCCATGTTTCTGATATACTCAGCAGCACCCGCATTCAACTGCTCCTGAGTCATCTTCTGAGCCTGGCCGGTTTGAGTCACTGTTTTGAGATATCCTGCCAGCCCCTTGTTGATGCCATCAACAGTCATGCCCATGGCCAGGAATTCAGTCTGCAGCCCAGACTGCTGTATGCTGGCAGAAAGATTGGCAAATTGTGTCACACCTTGAGCCACTGTGCCGCCTAATTTTGCCAGGGTCTCGCCATTTTCCACGATCATCTGTGTGATTTTTGGATAATCTTCTTTGGAGGTAGCACCAAACTTTCTGAAAGTTTCGGCCATGTCATTGAGATCTGCTTTGCCAGCAGCGCCCGCCGCAGCAAATCCTTGATAGCCTTGCATCAATGCATCAGCTTGTGCGCCGGCCATTTTCACGAACAGTTTGACTGAATCAGATGCAGCACCGATTGCCACACCAAATATTGATGTTTGCCCCACAAGTTTTTCAAGTTCTTTGCCGGTAAGATCCAGCGCATTATTGTAAACACCCATGCCAGTGGTGCCCTTGACCGTGGCATCAAACAATGATGCAAACGGCCCCAGCAATGTTTTAGCCGAAGTGGTAACATTGCTGATACCGCCGCCCAGTTCGCCCAGGGCACGCCGCAACCTGGCTACTTCTTCTTTGAGTAAATTAAATTCTCTTTGTTCTTCGGGCGTCATTTGGCAATTCCTTTGAATTTTTTATATGGACAGATTTTGTCATAATTATATTTATCGAGGAAATCTATGCTACCAAACAACCCGCTAACCCAATACTTTCGCCAACCAGCAATCTATATCCGATTGCCCAGTCAAGGACGATTCTATCCGCCAGGCACACTATCCATGCCGCCCAATGGTGAAATACCAGTGCTGCCCATGACTTCGGTGGATGAAATCACTTATCGCACTCCTGACGCACTGTTCAATGGTGCTGCCACTGTGAGTGTGATCCGCAGTTGTGTGCCGGCCATCAGAGATCCCTGGATCATGCCCGGGATAGATGTGGATGCTGTGCTGGTGGCCATCAGGATAGCCAGCTATGGTCATGCCATGGCAATTTCGCCCACCTGCCCAGGATGTAAAGAATCAGAAGATGTCATGATCGATCTGCGAGCAGTGAATGACAGCATCCGGCTTGGCAACTACGAAGCACCATTAAGCGTGGGAGATCTAGAATTTTATTTGAATCCAATCACATATCACACCGTGAATCAGAACAATCAGGTACAACTTGAACAGCAGCAAAAAATCAATGCACTGGCAAGTCAAGATCTTGATGATCAGATCAGACTGGAAAAATTAAAAGAAATCATGGCCACCATCAATGAACTCACTATCAAGACCGTGGCACACAGCATTGGTGCTATCAAGTCGCCCAGTGCCATGGTCACAGAACAT